CCAGACTTTCAAACCTTGGCGGTGAGGTCAGATTTGTGGATGCAATCCCAATCACCCTAAAGCCAACACCACTAGTTGAAGCTGAGACAGCGGTAACGGAACAGCAAGCTGAATAATGGCAACCCAGCAAGAACTTTGGGATGGTTATTCCAGGCTAAGCACCAGGCTAGTCAATGGCACTGGTGAAAAGCTAGGCAATGCCTTTCGCAATCTTGGCTCATGGCGTGATGAGGATTACCAAAGATTCTTGAAACTAGCTGATAACACCGTAAGTGGTGCAAAGCTCCAGGCGGCTAAATTGCAAACTGGCTACTACTCAGAAATGGCCAAAATTATAGATGAGCCATTCAAGGCAGTGCCTATGTCTCAGATTGATTTGTCCACGCCAGCACTACGCAATGGTGTAACTAGCGCAGAGGTTTATAGACGGCCATTTGTGGAGGTCTATACAGCACTGGCTCAGGGTAAGCAAATGACTGATGCCATTGAAGCTGGTGCCCGCCGCATGACATCTATTGCATCCACAGATGTTCAATTAGCCAGGCGTGAAGCTGGTTTGCAGAATCGCCAAAACAATGAGCGCATTGTGGGCTATCGCAGAGTTTTGACTGGCTCAGAGAATTGCGCTTTGTGCTATGTAGCATCTACTCAGAGATACACAAAAAGCGATTTGCTCCCAATTCACCCAGGTTGCGATTGTGGAGAGATGCCAATTTATGGCACCAAAGACCCTGGCCAAGTTTTGGACCAATACAATTTGGACAAAATACATGAAGCCGTGGACCAAAGATTTGGCGTTTCATCTAGAGATGCCAGAACAGCAATTGACTACCGTGACATAAAGGTCCAGCAACATGGCGAATTAGGCCCAGTGCTAACAGTCAGGGGTCAAAAGTTCACCACACTAGGCACTGAAATTGGGCCAATCCTGGAGAGCGGTCAGTTCTATCTTGATGAAGCTATTGAGGTCCAGTATGGACCCAGGGCAAAGAGACTGGCTGAGGATGTTTATACCAGTGCAAGAGGCTCTGAGCCAGCTATCACTGAGGCAATGGAAAACATTGCTAGTGCAAACAATGCTGAGTTGAGCGGTCTAAAGTTTAGACTGAAAACCAAAGACAGCCTGGCTAGAAAAATTGCTAAAGATGCTGAGGAAAAGGGCATCTCGCTATCTAGGGCGGCAAGTGAGATTGGTGACTCAGTTAGATTCACCATGGTCTCAACACCCGCCAACTATGCCCGCACGGTGACTGACACCCTGGATGATTTCAGAGCACAGGGATTTGAAGTTGTCAAGGTCAAAAACTACTGGCTAAAAGACAATGGCTACATGGGCATGAATGTGAACATGCGTAGCCCAGATGGTCAAAAGCTGGAATTGCAGTTCCATACCCCTCAATCACTAAAGGTCAAAGACCCATCACACAAACTTTATGATGAGTCCAGAAAACTACCAGATGGCCCAGAAAAGGATAGACTGGTGGAGGAATCACGCAAGCTATGGCGTGATGTGGTGATTCCAGGTGGATTAGATGGAATTGGCATACCCACATTTCAGTAGATAGGACCATTGTGAACAGAGTTTTGTATTTCATTTATAGTGCCGCAGTTGGCGCAAAGCCACTGGATGAGGGCTCAGCATTGTATGCAAGAGTTTTTAGAACTGAATACTCATTCAAAGACTATAAGTGGGACAGAGATGCAAATGAATGGGTAGCCAGTGATTATCTTGGCTATCTCACCGCTACTGGTTCACCAGATTTGGAAAATGTGGCAGAGGAAAATCTGCCAGACCAAATCACTAAATTCTAGATTTCAGCAAATCGCTGATTAGCTCTGAAAAGAGCGCACACCCTATCCGAAACGGAGACCATAATGACTGACAAAGAAACAGAGCAGATTGATTCACAGCCAATTGAGGCTGAGGTCACTGACACCGCTACCCCAGAAATTTCTGAAACTGAAAAGCTCCAGGCTGAGGTAGAAAAGTGGAAATCTCTGAGCCGCAAAAATGAACAGCAAGCAAAAGCAAACATTGCCGCCGCTAAAGAGTTAGAGGAAATCAAAAAATCCCAGCTATCCGACACTGAAAGACTGATTGCAGAAACTAAAGAGCAAACAGCTTTGGCAGTGCGCCGTGAGTTCGCTGGTAAGTTGGTGGATGCAGAACTCAAATCACAGCTCAACGGCAGATTGCTAGATGCTGGTGCTTTATTGTCTTTTGACAAATCCGCATTTATAGATGATGACGGCAATCCAAACTCAGAGGCTATTCAGTCATGGGTTGAGGCGCATAGCAAAACCGCAGACATTCCAGCTCCAGACTTGGCGCAGGGTGCCCGTGGAAATAATCCGAGCAAAGCTCAAATCCGTTCAAGAGATGAGCTCCAAAACATGTCCCCAGCGGAAATCTTACAGGCCCGTAAAGAGGGCCGCCTAGATTCCCTAATGGGCAAACTATAAGAAAGAGAAATAATGGCAATCAATAACTTTATTCCAGAGGTATGGGCGGCAGGTGTTACGCAATCATTCATTGCTAACCAGATTGTTATCCCTACCCTAAACACCCAGTATTCTGGTGTTGCAACCCGTGGAAACACAGTGCACATCATCAATGCAACCACCCCAACCGTAGTGGACTACGCCGCCGCTGGCCGTAGCATCACCGCAGAGGCTCTGTCCGACACTGAGGTCCAGCTACTAATTGACCAGGAAAAGGCGTTCTCTGTCAATGTGGATGATGTGGACCGTGTTCAGGCCGCAGGTGAGTTCAACGCTTGGACTGAGGCCGCTGGCCGTGCCCTAGCAGAGGATGCTGAGGCTTATGTAATTGACCAGATGCTAAATAACTCAACTCAGGGCAACCCATCCTCAGTTGTTGTAGACACCCCAGCCGAAGCTAAGGCCGCTATCCGTGCAATCCGCAAAGCTCTAACTGAGGCTAAGGTTCCATCCGCTGGCCGCTTTGTAGTAGTAAACCCAGACATGGCTGACCTACTACTTGCTGACCTATCAGATGTCGGTGCCGCAGGTTCCTCAACTGAGCTCCGTGATGGCCAGATTCTACGCCTATACGGAATGGATGTTCTAGAGAGCCCATTGGTAGATGTAGACCGCCCAGCCGCTATCGGTTACCACCAGGACATGGTTGCATTTGTAAACCAGATTGAATCCCTGGAGAGCCTACGCAACCCAACCAAGTTCGCTGACATTGTGCGTGGACTAAATGTTTATGGTTCAAAGGTTGTAAAGACTGAGGCAGTTGTCCGTTATGTATCGGCTCCAGCCGCCTAAATAACCTAACCGCTGAGGGCCCTGGGCAACTGGGGCCCTCAGTCATAACCACACAATTTTTAGAGAGGTCATAGATGGCACTGGCCACCATTGCAGATGTAGAGGCACGCCTAGGGCGTAGCCTAACCGTAGCCGAACAGCCAAAAGCCGCCGCCTACTTGGAAGATGCCAGTGCGCTATTTGTCCAGCGTGCAGTGCAAAAATTTGAAGTTGGCGAGAGCACAGTGAGGCTATTCCCCAAAGATGGGATTGTCCGATTGGTGCAGAGGCCAGTGATTGAGGTTGTTGAAGTCAAGGACATTGATGGTGTAGAGATTGATTACACTTTTGATGGACATCAAAGCCTCTATGACCTAGGTGCATACACACCAGTGACCGTGACTTATGAGCACGGTTCTGCCACTATCCCAGCGGATGTGGTTGCGTGTGTAGCTGGCATGGTTGCCCGCACCTTATCAATCAGCCCAGATGCCGCCGCAGGTGTCACTCAGCAAAGTGTTGGCCCATTCTCACAGTCCTATGCAACATGGGCAGTTGGTGGCCAAGTAATGATGAGCCCCGCAGAGGCAAAGGTTGCAGACTACTACCGTGGTCTGACATTCCGCTCCACATCAATCCTAGGAAACGGCAACTATGGAATCTATTACCCAAATCCGACAAAGTTCCAGCGGGACTGATGCTTATGGTGAGCCAATCATTGTCACCACTGAAATCCCACTCACTGGGATAGTAGCGGCTAGGACTGGCTCCAAGACAGTTGGTGCGGCTGAAATCACAGTCACATCAGGTCTCACGCTCTACTTACCACCAGCCACAGAAATCAAAGTAGATGATGTGTTTGTGGTGCGTGGTGAGCGTTATGTGGTAGATGGTGAGCCATTTGATTGGCGCAATGGCCTGGGCAATTGGACACCAGGCACAGTTATTGACTTACAGAGAGAAATCAATGGCTA